TGCTGCTACCCTAGTGGGTAGCAAGCGGTTTGTCATGTTCGATGAAAGTGAAGGTAAATCCGCCTCATTGGAAGATATAAAAGAACATATCCTTGGAGATATGGATGAAACAATTGAACAACAAAAAGATTTAATTCAAGAAATTAATTCAAAACTTGTAAGATTTGCAGATGCATTGGAAGTTGATGATGAGGGGTTAGTATATTTATTAAATGATGGAGAGCGTATTGCTGGTCCTTATGGTCCATTCGCCGGAGGTGGCGGAGGTGGTGGAGGTGGTAGCAATAATGCTATACTTACTTTATCAAATACCTCTGGATGGTTATCAAAAACTACTGCAGAAGGTGCAGCTTGCCCTATTTCATTTAATTGGTCTTCTACTGAAGATAGTATTCCTACCGGAAATGGTATTCTTACTGTGACAGTAAATAAATCTGTTCGTGTTAATAAAAGTATTGCACAAGGTCCGATAGAAATAGATGTAAAAGATTATTTAGTATCTGGTCAAAATACAATTAGAATAGCAGTATCAGATGTATATAGTAATACAAAATTTATTAATTATACTGTTTCAGTAATTACTTTATCTATTAGTTCAACATTTGATGCAACTGTTCCAAGAACTGAATCTTTTTATTTTTATTACACCCCAGTAGGAAATATTGCAAAAACAGTATATTTTATATTAGATAATGAAGTTATTCATACTGAAACCATCAATACTTCTAATCGACAAGAAAGCTATCAAATTCCAATGCGTCCTCATGGTATGCATACACTTTTGGTATATTTTGAATCAGAAGTTGAGGGTAATATAATTAGGTCAAATGAATTATATTATGAAATAATATATGTAGCTGCAGGAAATGAAACCCCAATTATTACTTCAACTTTTAGAGAGACAACAGTAGAACAGTATACTGTTCTTAAAATACCTTATGTAGTATATACACCTAATGAACTTACTTCAGAAGTTAAATTTTATATTGATGATAATTTAGTATCTACTCAAAAAGTAGGTAGAGCAGAAAATATTTGGTCTTATAGAGTTGATACAGTTGGTTCAATCACTATAAAAATACAAACTGGTACAGTATATAAAGAATTTAATTTAACAATTACTGAAAGTAATATTAAAGCTAAAGTAACTACTACAGATATGGCTTTAGCTTTGGAAGCGACCGGCCGCAGTAACTCTGAAGCAAATCCAGGTACATGGACATATGGAAACATACGTTGTAAATTTGATAATTTTAATTATGTTTCTAATGGCTGGGTTTCAGATGATGAAGGAAACACAGTTTTGAGACTTAGCGGCGCGGCAAGACTTACAATTCCTTATCAGCCTTTTGCAAGTAATTTCCGTCAAAATGGTAAAACTATTGAATTTGATTTTGCAACACGTAATGTTTTAAATTATGATGCAACTGTGTTATCTTGTATGAGTAAAGATGATAATAAGGGTATTTTAATAACAGCTCAGAAAGCTTTACTTAAATCAGAACAATCACAAGTTAGCACTCAATATAAAGAAGAAGAGCATGTTAGAATTAGCTTTGTTATAGAACAATCTACAAATAATGTCCATCCATTGCTTTATATATATATAAATGGTATTATGAGTGGAGTTGTTCAATATCCTGCTAACGATGATTTTTCACAATTGTCACCTGAAAATATACTTATTGGCAGTGATGAGTGTATAACTGATATTTATAGTATTCGTATATATGATACTGATTTAAAAAGGTATCAAATTCTTAATAATTGGATTGCAGATACTCAAAATGTTGATACAATGCTGGCGCGCTATGAACATAATGATATATATGAATCTGATAAGATAGTTATTAATAAATTACCAAATGATTTACCTTATTTGATTTTGTCTTGTCCAGAACTTCCACCAAAAAAGGGAGCTAAAAGAGAGGTCAGTGGTACTTACGTAGACCCAATTGATTCATCTAAATCTTTTACCTTCACAGGAGCTTCTGCAGATGTACAAGGTACATCATCACAGTTCTATGCTCGTAAGAATTATAAAATTAAATTTAGTGGTGGATTTGATATGACACAGTCTGGTGAGCATGTGTCTAAATACGCTATAAATGATGGTATTCCAACTAAAACCTTTACTTTTAAAGCGGACGTAGCTTCTTCAGAAGGTGCGAATAACGTTGAACTCGTTAGATTATATAATGAGATTTGTCCTTATCAAACTCCTCCACAAAAGAAGAACCCTAAAATACGTCAAGGAATTGATGGTTTTCCAATAGTTATATTTTGGGATAATGGAGAAACCGTATCATTTTTGGGTAAATACAATTGGAATAATGATAAAGGTACAGAAGAGGTCTTTGGTTTTGTTAATGGTGATGAATCTTGGGAAACTAAAAATAACTCAGGTGCATATGCACTATGGAAAGAGGACGATTTCACTAAAACCTATATTGATGATGAAGGCAAAGTTCAAATCCTATGGTTATTAGATTATGAGGCAAGATTCCCAGATACAGACCCAGCCTATACAGATTACACGAATTTGCGTGCTTTGACATCTTGGCTTAAGACTACAGACCCAGATACAGCAACAGGACAACAACTTTCTGAGCCTTTTATAGAATATACAAATGATATAAATAATCCAACTATTACACATACTTCAGATACTGTCGCATATCGTATTGCGAAGTTTCGTGCAGAAGCTCCAGACCATTTTGAAATGGATTCATTATTATTTATGTATTTATTTACAGAGTTATTCTTAATGGTTGACTCACGTGTAAAGAATGCTTTCCCATCATTTTTAAGTGGTGATAAATGGTGCTTCTTGCCATATGATATGGATACAGCTATTGGTATTGATAACCAAGGTGAATTAATCTTTGGTTATTCTTTAGAAGATATTGATTATATAAAAGACGGAAGTGAATCTGTATTCAATGGACAAAATTCTGTTTTATGGAGAAATGTTCGAAGCGCTTTTAGCACAGAACTTCAACAAATGTATCAACAATTGCGAAGTGATAATAAGATTTCGTATACAAAAGTTGAAAAAATGTTTGAAGAGCATCAATCCAAATGGCCTGAAGCTATTTTTAATGAAGATGCTTGGTTTAAATATATTGAACCATTACTTAATGAAAATAATGCTATGTATTTGCCTATGGCTTTAGGTTCAAAAGCAGAACAACGTAAGTGGTGGTTATATAATCGTTTTCGCTATATTGATTCTAAATATTCTGCTGGTGATACATTAACAGATACTATTTTAATGAGGCCTGGTGCAATTGATACAGGAATCACAATTACACCTTATGCAGATATTTATGCTTCAGTTATGTGGGATAGTCAGATTGCTAAACGAAGAGCTAAACACGGTGAATCTACTATGATTACCTGCCCATATACTACAGTAGGTAACAACGTAGTTAATATTTTAAATGCATCACAACTTGCAGATGTAGGAGACTTAAGTGGCTTTAAAGTTAGAGAAATCAACTTTAGTAATGCAATACGTTTACAATCTGTAAAAGTTGGTTCTGGTGAGGCTGGTTATAGCAATTCGAACTTAACTAGTATATCTTTTGGTAATAATGGTTTATTAAAAACTATAGATTTAAGAAATTGTACTTCTTTAACAGGTAATATAAATTTATCTGGAGCTACTAGTATTGAAGAAATATATTGTGAAGGTACGGCAATTCAAGGCATAACACTTCCTAATGGAGGTGTGTTAAAGGTATTACATCTACCAGAGACTACAACCAACCTTACAATACTAAATCATCCTAATATAACAGATTTATCTATAGCATCTTATGATAACATTTCCACTTTAAGATTAGAAAATGTGCCAACTATTAATATTAGAGATATATTAAATCACATTTCACCGAATACCCGTATTAGATTAATTGGATTTACTTGGGAAGCCCAAGATGCTGCCGAAGTAGAATCAATTCTTAATAAATTAGATACTATGCGTGGAGTAGACGACCGCGATGAAACTACTGATGTATCACAACAAATACAGGGAACGATAACAGTCGCAGGAGAACTAAGTGGCGCGCAAATGGCTTCTTATCATAATAGATATCCATATATAACAGTAATTCCAACGAGAGGAAAATGTGTTGTTACTTATTTAAACGCAGAAGGCGGAGTGGATTATCAAGAAGAAGTAGATTATGGAATGAACGCAGATTATGATGGAAAACCTGGAAAAGCATCAACTACGCAATATTCTTATGAGTGGATTGGCTGGGTAGACAAGAATAA